GGGCCGTAGCTTGGCTATTGTAGTTATTGCCATAGTTAAATACTAGAGAGTTACGGATCTTGCCTATCTGCAGGATAGATTTAACGGTCGAGGGAATAGCGTAGTTAGCCGATAAAGTTGTATAGCCGTAGGTTGATAAATACTGGGTACGGTGATCCGTGTCAGCATAGGCCACCCTGCCGGCTTTATCCTCGTAGAGTTGGCCTTGAGCGCTTTGCGCGATCTGAGCGCAGAGGTTATAACTGATAGCCGGGTCAGCTCCTCGAGAGATCATTTCGTAAAGTCCAGGCTGATCTATCTCGCCTAGCCCTACGTTTTCAGCATCGGCCCACGTAGTCGTAGGGTCATAGTTATACCACTGTAGGGCAGGTGCTACCTCAAACCACGAGTTAATGAGCAGCTCGTTAAGTATGTCAAATATCTGATCGCCGTCGGTATCTTTAGCTAAGGCATCCGGGAATAGGGCTTTAGTGAGCTTAGCAAGAGATCCTACCGCCAATATATTACCGATCGTTATAAACCCGGTCTCCTCAGGAGATCGAACCGAGATACCAAAATCGGATACTTCACCACCAAAAACGGGTACGTAAACCCCTGCACTATTCTTAAGCTCAAGGGTAAGTGAGTCGGTTACGTCAATATCAAAAGCCGAGTTATCGAGGTTAATAATCTCCATACGGGCATAACCTGCGTTGCACTGTAAATCTACGTCATCGCGGCCCATAGCCATATTTACCGCTAGGACGTTATCGTAGACGGTAGTGCCTACTATGATCTTCCACTCGGGTAGCCAATTACTCATAACACGTAGTTACCTGTTCCACGGTTTACCGACGTGCCTCTGTAGCTAGACTGATTAAGAATATCCTCAACGGCTCTAGCGATCGCCTCAGGATCGCCTACGCCTGTATTTATCGTTATTTCTACGTTTGGATTAGGAGTACCCATAGTAGGGTTCCAGACAACGCTAGGCGCAGTATCGGTAAGTGTAGGCAGTGCAGATAGGGTCGGTAGTACTCCAGCGATAACGCCTGCAGCTAAGCCGCCAAGAGGTCCTTTGTCGATATAGCTTGTTAAATCAGGAGTACCGCCGCCGCCGCCGCCGCCGCCAATACCAGCTAATAGATTTTGGTATTCCTTAAGAGCTGCTAGGCGCTGATCGTCTGCCGCCTTTTGAGCTATAGCTATGCGGTCAATCATTGAAAGCTCGCTCGACTCAAGTAAAAGGTTAGCGGTAGCGGCTGCGTTATAGGTTTTACTGATAGCAGCTAAACGGGCTATTTCTGTAAGTTGGATCTGTACTCGCTCGTTATATGACTCCTTAGCCATAAGAGTACCGGCAGCCGTTATCGCAGCGTTATATTTCTTAAACGCCTCCTCGCGTGCAAGTTCTTTATCGCCCTCGGCCATACGGCTACCGTTAATAACCTTTAGCTCTGTAAGCAGCTGAGTATTGAGAGATTGGAGAGTAGCGTTACTAATTGTCTCTACCCCTGCTAGGCGCTGCAGGTCTGCGTTTTTCTGAAAGGCTGCAAGCTCACCGATCTTTTTAAGAGCTGCATCGCCTTTGTCCTCCTCGATCAGCATTAAAGCCTCGAGGCGTAGCTTTGTTTCTTTATCGTATGTAGCTTGTAAGGCTGCAGCTATGGAGATCCGGGTACTATCAAATACGGCAGCGGCCTTATTTAGCGCTATCTTTTGTTTATCTAGTTTAGCGGTTTTTAACTTTTCAGCTGCTAGGGCTTTCTCGCGTTTAGCTGCATCATCGGCAGCCTTTTTACGCTTAGCCTCCTCAGCCGCCGTAGGATAAATACCCACTGGCATAGATCCTAGATAACCCTGAGTTACAGGAGTGTTCAGTTTGGAATATTCGGCTCCAGTTTTACTTACATAGTCGAGACCTTTTTTAAGAATACTTAAAGATCCTAAAGTAGGAAAAGCAAAAAACGCGCCTTTAGTTACTACGTTTTGATTTCCTATACCCGGCAGCTTGTTTAGCTTGTCGATCAGTACCGCTACGCCTACGATCGCATCGCCAGTATAGGTACCAAAATCTGCCATAGAGTCAGCTAAAGGTTGGACCGTGTTACCTTTACCGGCTAACAGCTGCAGGGCATCTACAAGCCCCTTACCTATTGTCTCCTTGGCCTCGCCCGCCGCCGTGTTAAGTAGCTCTAATTGGCCAGCGTATGTAGCAAGGTAGGCAGCGTTAGCTCCGGTAAATTGTTTAGTTAATTTTTCTTGGATAGCTGCAAAGCTCATAGTTTGGAGCTCAGCGTTAGTAAGTCCTAAAGTATATTTTTTAAGGCCCTTGACGTTGCCCACGTATGCCGCTGATAGATCGGATACTACGGTGCCGTATTCGACCCCACTGCCGCGGCTTATGTCCAGCGCTTGAGTAAGTAATTCTTGAGATTTAGTAAGTGAGCCCGTGGTCTGCAATAGTCTCTGCATCGACGGCCTAAGCACATCGTCGGTCACGCCTGAGGCAGCGGATAACTCCGATATAAAACGCTCTATACGTGGAGTCTCAAAAGCAAGCCCTAGATTTTTTACGGACTGGGCTAACTGGCTCGCTGCCTTTTCGTCGGCGATAAAAGCCTTAAGTGCATCTTTGCCAAATTTTGTTATTGCCTGAGCACTAAAAGCGGCAGCTAAACTTGCCCCTGCTCTTTTGGCGCTTTTTTCAAAAGCGGAAATTTGTTTCGAGCCCTTAGTTAGGGCTTTACCGTCAAAGGTAGTAACGGCACTTACGACCATACTAGGCAGTTTGCTTACCATTATGCCGCCTTCGTATATCGGCCTTGGTTAAAGGCATTTATCGTATTTTGAATAGCTCTCACTACTGCATCCTGCGCCTTGCCTTGATCTTCGTGCCAAGCTCTAAAGATCATACGACCGCGCTCCTCACGGGTAGCGCCATAGAGAGGCCCCATACGGTTTACAAAGTGCTCGCCGGCTTTTGGGTTATTAGATCGGTAGCCCTTACGGGAGGTAGTCTCAGCTCGGCCAGCCGTCTCATAGATTGCGCCAGCTGCCGATTTATTAGCTACAAAGTAGAGAGCTCGCCAGCCATTTTTATTACGATCGCTGCCGCCAGCCTTGTAGTAAATACCTTTTTTAACGGTCTCATAATCATAAAGCGGAAATAGGCGTACTCGGCCCTCAGCGTTAAAGGTTCTAAAGGCTGAGTTACGGGCCGTAATAGTTTTGCCTACGGTGTTTTCATTCCAGCCGTAGAGGTTATCCGGCTGAGGTGAGGGAGCGTAGCCTCGAGCTTTATCCCTAATAGGGATCATCACCGCTTTAATCTCTTTATTCATCTCTTTAAGCAGCTCAGGATCTACTTTACGAATGGCTTTTATAGTGGCCTTAGCGCCTCTTACTTCTATTGACACTTCGCTCGGCCTCCTTAGCTTGATCGTTTAACACTTGTATTAACATCTTGTACATTTCTGTATCAAGATCGAGGACTGACTGAGGCGGGATCCCTAACCTAATAGATAGCTGCGCTACCTGATAAGTTAAAGAGTCCCGCCCTAGCCTAAAGGTTCGTCGTCTAGGACCTCAACCTTAACTAATGTATCCAAAAACTCCGGTCCAAAACTTTTAACGGTTTCGCCGCTGCTTCTAATACATTCCCAAGCAATCCAGTAGAGATCAGTCTGACGTTCTTCAATTCTGAACGCTTTGTGAAATCCCTGCTTTGCGTACTGCTCAAAGGCCCACTCGATACGCGGCGTAATTTGATGCTCGGTTACGTCCCCGTTAGCCCTTGTTATTTTGAGTCGTGCCATTTGTTGCCCCTTTGTTAGTTGGTTATGGTGTGGTGTCTACTACGATTACTGAATTACAAGTAAAGGTAATCGACTGGCTACTGATATCACCGACGGCCCCGTTAATGTCGGTGGTGTTGTTTACCAAAATCGTGCTCTGGTACTCAGGATTGGTCGTAGAGACTGCCGCGCTTGTCTGCTTAAGCGTAATAGGTACAGTAGTACCCCACGCAGCTTGCAGTGCAGCTCTTACTGCGCCTTGACCGCTTGCCGCATTATCGTTAAGAAAATCAAGAGTAATAGTTGAGGTTTCGAGTCCTTTAGCATACTTACGAGCATTATCGCCCATAGCAGTAACTTCTAGTTCCTCAAATACTCGGTTAATTGTTGCGCTTGTTACGTGATCTGAGAGGTCTACCGAGTTAAGGGTTACGACCACTCCATTTGATAAGAATACGGCCATTGACCTATTCCTCGCTTTCAGTAGTTGGTGTTGGTGTTGGTTTTTCTTTTGCTACTTTAATCGGTGCAGACTCGTCTACGATTTGCCCGATCTTTCGCAAAAACTTTAGGTCGTCCTCTGTATATGGCATTAGTTAGCTCCAGCTCGTGAGTATTGAGATACGGAAATCGGCGGTAAGCAGCGTCCCACTTTGTACATCGAGTACGGTAGGCGCTGAAAGA